TGCCCTCAGTTACGGCGAATGTCTTCCCAAGATATGCAAGGCGAATACCTTCATTTACTTTTAACTCATGGCCAATTTCTTTATTATCATCGTCGGTGGAATAATAAAGAGATAGGTTAGCAACATCCTTAAGAATAAGCGCTGCAGACTTTACACGTGTGTATACCCAAAATTGAATATCAGGATGATTAGAAATAATTACTTTCCACGCATATGTATAAGTATCATTGAAAAAATCACCGTCCCAGTGGATACGGAATAATTTAGGAGCGTCTTTCTTTTCACAATCAGCAATAAATTCAACAATCATCTCATCCAATAGAATAAGCATTGTGTCCATGTCTGCATTGCGTAGCAATTCCCAATTGTGGAGCAGATTAGTTTTTACACCAGGGAAGAGCTTTTCCAATTTGCCTGCATAGCAAACACTTTCGCAGATAGACGTAGCGCCAGGACATGAATAAGCTTTTCCTGCAGGTAATCCGAATGTGTTAGCAATTGCGGCTTGCTTTCCGTTTTTTGTGACAAGGTTAGCCACCTTTCTATCGTTGGACCGTTTAAGTTTCATAGGGGTAATTATAGCGCTTAGATCTGACATATTAGTAATCCTCATCCATTCCATGGCCTGCAGACGCTAATGCGTCTGAATCTGCCCAGCCAACAGTTTCAAAAAATTCCATTTCCTCAGACGCATAGCATTCAGCGCAGATATAATCATCACCATAGATTTCATATTCTGAATCAGAATCAAAGGTAGCCATATCGCCACAAATTTCATAGTTCAAGCAAGCAACAGTAAATAGTTCCATGAGTTGGACCTTTCGTTAGATTTAAGAGAATAATACCATGGGCCACTGACATATCATAATCGACACGCCGCAAAATTCAGGCGATTTTTAAAATGTGTCGTAATTCACACTTGCCCCCCACAAAAGATTGCGGGCCGCATAAATATTCAATGCTCTGAATTTTTATGCTTGCGCTTTCGTGAATATTTTTTCTTTGAAGGAATTGCGGTTGCTGCATTTGATCTTCGCAATTCTTGAATTCGTTTAATCTTCTGCAACGCATTCACATCTTTTAACACTTAACACATTCCCTTCAATATAAACTGCACCGAAATCTTCACAATCTGAACACACAAACATTTCAACAAGTTGCATTTATTTGCCCACCTTTACTTTGTAATTGCTTGCTTCGTGAAATCTCACAACATCAAAACGCGGATTATCTTTTGCAAACATTTCCGCAAAATCATTTACCATTTTAGAAAATAAAGCGGGGTGCGCTTTATCGCTTGCATACTTTAGAATTTCTGCGGTTGCTACATAATCTTTACGGGTCATCATTTCGTTACCACCATTCCGTTGCGATAAAAAACTTTTGTGTAGCATTTCAATGCTGGTGTGTAAATATTTACAGTTGAGTATTCGTTAGCCATTCCCCAGTCGGTGAATGAGAAAAAAGATTTCCACGCTTCGAATTCGTCCTCGTAGTTTGCAGACCAATGAGGGGACTCCTCAAAATCGTATTGGCAAGTTACTTTATACATTAGTTTCCCTTTCGTAGTTGTTTAGAGTATTGTAGCAGAGGGGTCTGACAAATTAGTCAGATTCGGGGGTATGGAATAAGGCTCCCTCATTAAGTAGCCCTACCTCAATAGTAAATAGTTCATCAGGGGTAGCGTCAGATAAATCTACCCAACCTGCACCATTTTGATCCATTCTAAAAATCTCAATGTATCCCATTAGTGTTGTTCCTCGCAATCTTTATCGTAATCAAATCCACAAAAGTAGCAACCCATAAATTCTAAGTGCTCTATACAGTAATACTTAAACTGACTTTCATCACAGCAAAAGTGTTGCTCATCTGCAATTTCATAGAAATCGGTTTTGTCAATTATGTTCAGCATTAGTCACCTACCTTCACCGCTACATAGCGGTATGTATCCTTAAAATCAAAAGAATTTACAGGGCGAATTTGCACCTTGTATGTATCTGCACCTGAGTACCATACATCATCATTTTTTTCGGCTGAGATAATCTCGCCCTTTACTGAATTAGAGTAATACATTTTGCCTACTAAGAGGCTTTCGACATTATAGACATTCGCTGACATTAGCGACCTTCTTTCGTTGTTGTTGATACTGACATTGTAGCAGATAGCACTGACAAGGCTTCTGCCTTGCTTGCTTGACGGGTTGCCTCTACATGGGCACGGAATTCATCTAGGTTCATGAATTGACCTTCTTTCGTTGTTGTTATAAGAGTATTGTACCAAAAGGCACTGACATTTTCCAATCCTAGGGGTAATTGTCTCACTATGTGGAGCGTGGGTATTGTGATAAGCATCACACTGGCTATGTGATAAGCGTCACACACAATGTCCGTTTTGTCTGTCAAATCGACACGCCGTAAATTTCAGGGGATTTTATAACATGTTCATAACGACACGCCCGACCCCGCGCCTTTGCGGGCCAGCTTGACAATGTCAAGTCGACACGCCGTTAGGCTAGTGTGATTCTTGCCACATCTCACGCATCTCCGCCTTGAAATCATGATACACGATCCTCATCATGTATAGGGCGGGGATAGCGATAGATAGTTGCACGATAGTAGTTAGTAGTCTGTTCATTAGTTAGCCCCTACCTTTATGTTTTGCACATTAGCGGTGAATTTCTTAACCTTGCCTAATTCGCTAGCGTTAAGAGATTGGATTAGGTGGTCAATAGCCTTAGCCTCATGCGCTACATTGTCGATAGAGATTAGTTTAGAGCCTTGCCAAATTGAGTAAGTGATAGTCATTAGATTAGTTCCAATCGATAGTGGTTAGTAGTGTGTCAATCTGTTCATCTGTTAGGTGGTCTGTTTCGATAGACTTAGAGAAACCGAAGAAATCTTCTTCTTCTGTTTCTTCAACATCTTCTAGGTACATGTCCGCAACATCTTCTTGAATGGTGTCCCACTTAGAGGCGGTGTTAGTATCGAATGAGTATGACATTTGTTTCTTCTTTCTTTAGTAGTTCAATAAGATAAAGGTATCAGATAAGTCTGACATTTGCAAGGCTATTGCGTGTGATGTCTGTCACAGACAGTTTATGCACTCGCAACCCTTAGAGCGGATAAGGTAGGCAAGGATTTCCTTGCGTGTGTAGTTATCTAATCCATATGAGGATTTTACTCCGCCGTTATGGTAGTCGTGGACTATTGTTGAGAATAGTGTTTCTGTAAGTTGAGTCATTTTTTGACTCCTTTCGTTTGTTTTTCTTTATATATAAATCATAACACGGGGGTCTGACAAATATCAACTCGAAAAAGGTGCAATTCGGACATTGTGAGGCTTATCACATGACTTTTTTAGTGTATAAATCGGACATTGAGGACAATATGGGCGGACTATCAAGATTTTGCTTTCTTTTTTTAGGTGTGTATCATACAAGAAAATTAAATATTAACATTTTCTGAAATCTGAAATAGTAGTTGACCAGAACTTGTTTCACGTGAAACAGAAATGCTATACTAGAGACATGGCACCTTTTGATATCTTTGATGACGTTGAATTTAGATCAGCTTTTAACAACGCTACTGTTCATGTTGCAAAAAATGTGGCGGGGCTACCAAAGATCAAATGGGATGACGCATTCAGAATCTTAGATCAGGATGTAAAGGCAGGGAACCTATATGGACAAAAGCGATATGAGAATGGTGGATTTAGAATCCTAAATGCAATGCGTATTCCAGGAATTGCAGATGCACAAAAAAAATTATTAGAAATTTTTACAGAATCAAACTATCAACTTGAGGTTGAGGGTAGATCTACACATTTATACATGAATATTACTACACAGGATGGAACATATTGGAAGCTGCATCAGGATACTGAGAATGTGATCTTTTGGAATATTGAAGGCAAGTCAAGATGGACAATTTATAAAGCGGGGGATTATGAAGATCTAGAAAACGTCTCATGTGATTTAATTGATGTAGATGTTATACTAGAGCCAGGTGATATTCTTTATTGCCCATATGGAAGACCACATAAGGTAGAAGCTATTACTCCAAGATTTGGGGCATCGCTAGGATTTGGAGATCTCAGATGAATTTAATTGCAGATGGTATCTATGAGTTTGAAAATTATATCTCAGATAGTGAGATAGCAGAATTTATGGAAATTACGAAAAAAAATATTATTCCTGATGGTGGAATGCAGCTAGATATAGACTCTCCAGAGTATGCTCCACTGTTTGAGAAATTACGTAACAGAATTTACCCTATGTTTAAAAATTTAGAAAAAATGGCGGGGTTATTTAGAGTTCAAAGATGGGATACCAATACTGGAATGTCCTTACATCGTGATGATGGATATGGACAACGGGCAGAGCAAGTTGGAATCAAATGGGGCATTGTAATTTATCTCAATGATGAATATGAGGGCGGGCACATAGATTATCCAGATCAAGGTATTGCATTTAAACCAAAGGTGGGTTCAATGCTAGTTCATAGAGGAGATATCCCACATCAGGTTCAGGTGGTAACTTCTGGATCTAGATACTACATCACTGGATTTGCATATGGAGACGACTCTCTGGAATTTTTACCATGAAGACAATACTTTGGATAGGCATTATAGCAATCCTAGTTTATATATGTGGCGTAACCATATATATATTAAACTAGGGGATATAGCTTAATCTGGTTAAAGCACTTGTCTTATATACAATAGAGTCTGGGTTCAAATCCCAGTATCCCTACAGGAGGTTAAAATGAACTGGCTACAAGCATCAATTATATTTGGTCCAATAATAGTTCTGTTAATTGCATCTTGGGATGACATTAAATAAAGCAGTTGACTAGAATTATGTATAAATTTCAAAATGATATCAATCTACTACAAAGTATACAAAACAGACATATATACTATCGTACTGACCTAGAGTTGCCAATAGTTACATGGGATGAAGTATTTGTATTATTAGATGAAGATGTAAAAAGTGGCAAGAAGTATGGTCAGAAGCGATTTAAATTTGGCGGGTATAAGATAAGGCAGGCACATAGGATCAAAGCTGTTAGAGAGGCCTTAGAGGATTTATTAGAGGTACTCCATGAATCTCCATTGGCAGAAGAAGTAGGAAGTGATCATCAGATATATATGTCCTTAACTACAGATCCATCAGCATATGGTGGAGAACACATAGATATGGAAAATGTTATATTCTGGCAACTTCAGGGACATTCCAGATGGCAGATATATGATAAGACTAATAGTGAAATTGAATTTGATAAAGTAATTGGGCCAGGAGATATCCTATATTGTCCTAATGGTAGAAAGCATAATGTTATTGCTTCTTCCCCCCGCTTTGGAGTATCTTTAGGATTTGGTGAACTTAGAGAAAGGCTTTAAGAGTACATGCCAAAACTTTTTGGCACGTTCTTCTATTTCGGCCTCCATCTTTGTATGATGAGAATCAGGATGATTATCACTTAAAAAATATGGGCCGTACATGCGTTTTGCAAAATGTCTTGGACTCATATTATTATTATACACCCAAATTTATAAAAGGGTTCTTCTGCCGCCGAAGCACTTTTTTTGCACTATTTTTCGCACTATGTTCTACAAAATGATAGAATGTAATTATGAAAAAGTATTACATGGACGACATTCTTATAATAGAAGACTTTATAACAGACGAAGAGCTTTCTATTATAATAAAAGATTGTTTGGACGAAAACAACTGGCTTAGAGCCAACGACGAAGTTCATGACAAATCAGAGACAGCCAATTACTGGGATGGTAAAAATAAACATGTGTTATCAGATGAAACGTCTGAGGCGTTGGACGCTATTCTTAAAAGAATAAAAAAAGAACTTGATAATGATCTTGAAGAATCAAATACCAATAAACTTTTACAAAGAATGTTTCCTAACGACCAATTAAGCTGGGCACTCCCACCACATGCAGATACTGGCGAACATAAAGATAGTAAATATGTTACTAGGGGGTATATTTTGTACTATAACGACAACTATGATGGCGGAGAGATTGTCTATGTAAACAAAGATATATCTATAAAGCCAAAAGCTAAGATGTTAGTATGTCATCCTGGTTCTGAAGAATACAAACATGGGGTTTCAAAAGTTTATAATGGAACAAGGTACATGACTACAGGATTTATATTTGAAAGATCATATTTAGAACAATTTTATTAATATAACACAAAACCCAGTCAGAGGCGGATCCGACTGGGTTTTGTTGTGCCTAAGCACATGTAAGGAACTAAAAGCTCAACTTACAATATTATTGTAAAATAGATTGTTTCCTATGTCAAGGATTATTCTACAATAAGATTGTTTTCGTCCATCTTGTCAAAAATTAATCCCATTAGATATGTGATTGATGGTAAGCTTTGCTGCATCTTTTCATCAGTTTCTTCTTCAGACATTCCAGATTGAATGCACATCATCTTGTTTCCGTTTTGGAAAACTCTTGTCATTAAATTAATAACTGAGTCTCTATCTTTATCCATTTTCTTCTCCTGTTGTATACGCTGGGGCAGGACCTAATAGATAGCCCTGTTCATGATAATTTATCATCTTCTGTGTATCTTCTCCGCCTACCACCTTATTCGAAATTAGTGTAAGCAGGTCATAAATCCTATGGAGCATTATGTATGTCACCATAGGAAGATTATCTTCTAGATTATTCGTTGACTGTTCTTCACTCATTTGGTCTTCCTAAGTCTTCCCAAAAAATTTCTCTCCCCATAGCATCTGTTAAGGGGATTGGTTGTGATTCATTTTGACACTTGCATTTATTGCTTTCACATGTCATTTGGAACCGCCTTTTTTAACTGCTTTTACTATATCATCATAAAAGCCAAATCCTATAAATTTTTTATAGTTACACGATAAGCAGTATAGATAAAGATTATCTTCTAAATCCTGATTGGGATAAAGAAGACCTTGATCCATTGGGCATTCCAATTGCGGAACAAGGCCTTCTTCAGCCATTGCTATGTATTTAGATACATACTGTATCCTTTGCATAGTCTCCTACTTCTTCGTGTCTGCTGGGAACTTTAAATAAAATTCCTGTGCTCTTGGGGTTAAACCCTTCCAAGCTGACCAATTAACACCGCCATTAGTCATATGATACGTTATCTCTGCGTTGATTACTGGGTCAAATAATAGTACATTTGACTTCAGGTCGAACTTTTCTTTTCGATCAATTCCGAGGTTACCCAACATATTAATCTGAAAAATTCCATAGGAACTGTCTCCAGTATTCCTGTTGCCATTATATGCCATTGGTCGTCCATTGGACTCCCTCTTGGCAATGGCCCAAGCCGTTTTAAGGGCTTTTCCTTCAAAACCTACTGCTATCAAAAGATCTTTTAGTTCTTCATCTGACAGAGCCTGAGAAGGCTTATAAACAGTATTGCTGTACTTTTCTAAGGTTTCTTTCTTAAGTTGTACTTCTGTCTTTGGTTTTACTATTAGAGCTTGTGAGTTCTGTATTGCAATCACAGTATTGTTACTGAATAGAAATAATGTTATCATTACTATAGCAGTTGTACTATGAACAAAATCACTAAGCTTTTGTTTTATATTCTCCATTGGCATTTCCTCCTTTAGAGATAACGAACTACAATCATAACATTGATTGCAAATAGCTGTCAAGTCAGTTGACTAGAAAGGAATCCATGCAAATATCATTTTATACGCCAACCGTGAACTTAACAAACTCAAATGGCTATGGTTATGCTGGATTAAACATTGTTGAGTCCTTAAAGTCATTGGGTCACACTGTTCCTTATGCTTACCCTAAAGCCCCAGTACAATTAAATTTTTCGCAGCCAGTTAATTTTAAGCTGCACAAAGATCAATATCAAATTTCATATACACCTTGGGAATCTACAAAAATTCCAGATTCTTGGAGAGATAAAATGTTGGCTTGCGATGAAATATGGACAACATCTGACTGGTGTGCAAATGTTTTTGAAGACAATGGTTTTAAAGATGTTAAAGTTTATCCACATGGAATTACTGATGTCTGGAAACCAGTAAAAAGAAAGTCTAGCAATGTAATAAAATTTTTACACATTGGTGAACCAGCTCCAAGAAAAGCTGGACAGATGGTAGTTGACGCATTCAAACAATTATACGGAAACAACCCTGCTTATTCTTTAACTATTAAAGCATATAAAGATAATACTACTAGAATATATAATAATTATATAGATAAACAAATTATAGGTTTACCTAATACTATATATAATAATATATATATTATAACAGAAGAACTTTCTGAAAGTCAACTACTTCAACTTTATTATGATCATGATGTTTTAGTTTACCCTAGTTATGGAGAAGGTTTTGGTTTTATTCCGCTTCAAGCACTAGCAACTGGAATGCCTACAATATGTACAAGTGGTTGGGCAGACTATGAAAATTTTCTTGGTCCACTAAAATTAAAATCAAAGATGATAGATTCACCTTGGCCATATCCTCATGAGGGTAAAGTGCTTGAACCAAACTATCAACATCTACTTGAACTTATGAGAGATGTCGCTATTGACTTCCCAGGTTACTCAGGATATTATTATGCTCAGTCAACTAAGATTCATAAAAAGTATAATTGGATTCAGTTAACTAATAATGCTTTTGAACCAATATTTAAAAAATTTTCTTAACCCCTAGACCTATAAAAAAAAGTTTGATACACTAGACCTTCACACAAAAATTACACCGCAGGGCGGAGAAAAGGTCGTATATGTCTTACTTTACAGAAAAACCAATGTCACACATTGAAAATGATCAAATTTCAACTACTATTGAAAATCCTTATGAAAACTTTATTGCTTTATCAAGATATGCAAGATGGGTTGAAGAGGGCAATAGAAGAGAGACATGGAAAGAAACTGTAGATAGATATTTTGACTTCATGTTGAATAATCTTTCAACTAAATTTAACTACGTACCAGACGAAATTCTAGTTTCAAATGTTAAGAATGCAGTTTACACAAGAAGTGTAATGCCTTCTATGAGAGCTTTGATGACATCTGGTGCAGCTTTAGAAAGAGACAATGTATCTGGATACAATTGTGCCTTCCTTCCAGTGGATTCACCAAGATCATTTGATGAGACAATGTATGTCCTAATGTGTGGAACAGGTGTTGGATTCTCAGTAGAATATAAGTATATTAATCAGCTGCCACCAGTTCCCGCCGAGTTTGAAAAAAGCTCTGATGTAATTGTAGTAGAAGATTCAAAGCAAGGTTGGGCATCTGCATATAGAACACTTCTTGAAAATCTTTGGAACGGTAAGATACCTGCAATTGATGTAACCAATGTAAGACCAGCTGGTGCACGTTTAAAGACAATGGGTGGAAGATCATCTGGACCACAACCTCTTGTAAATCTTTTTGATTTTACAATTTCAAAGTTTAAAAATGCTGCTGGAAGAAATCTTAAGCCAATTGAAGCACACGACATAATGTGCAAGATTGGAGAAGTTGTAGTTGTTGGTGGAGTTAGACGTTCTGCAATGATTTCTCTTTCTAATATCAATGACATTGAAATGGCACATGCAAAATCTGGTAACTGGTGGGAAGCAAGTCCACAAAGAGCTTTGTCTAACAACTCAGTTGCATATTCTCGCAAACCAGATATGGAGCAGTTTATTGCAGAGTGGAAGTCTCTTTATGACTCAAAGTCTGGAGAGCGTGGAATCTACAATGTTGCAGCAGCGCAAGCACAGGCAGCAAAGTACGGACGAGATCCAAACATTCACTACGGAACTAACCCATGTTCAGAAATTATTCTAAGACCATATCAGTTCTGCAATCTTTCAGAAGTTGTAATTCGTGAAAACGATGATGAAGAGTCTGTTACAAGAAAAGTAGAGCTAGCAACAGTTCTTGGAACATGGCAATCGACTTTAACAAACTTTGACTATATACGTGATATCTGGAAAGAAAATACTGAAGAGGAAAGACTTCTTGGTGTTTCTTTAACTGGTCAATTTGGAAACAAAATTTTTGCTGGTAAGGCAAGACCTGTTGGTTCTTTTGAAATGCAAGAAGGGTCTGGCTATGTTTATGATGAAGAAGCTGTAAAGAGAGACAACATGGAAAGACTAGAGCACATTTTGCAAAGAATGAGAACCCGTGCAAGAGAAGTAAATTCTTTAGAGGCTGCAAAAGTTGGAATCAATCCATCTGCATCAATTACATGCGTTAAGCCATCTGGAACTGTGTCACAGCTAGTAGGAGTTTCATCTGGAATGCATCCTTGGCATTCACCTTACTACATTCGCACAGTTCGTGGATCAAAGGGAGACCCCATTTCAGTATTTCTTAAAGAGGTAGGAATTCCAGTAGAAGATGATGTAATGAAGCCAAGCGAAACATACGTATTTTCATTTCCAGTAAAGGCACCAGAAGGTGCAATTGTTAGAAATGACTTAACAGCTATTGATCACCTTAACATCTGGTTAGTTTATCAGAGAGCATGGTGTGAACATAAGCCATCTATTACAGTTTCTGTAAAAGAAGATGAGTGGATGGAAGTAGGCGCATGGGTATACAAGCACTTTGATGAAGTGTCTGGAATCTCCTTCCTACCTTACTCAGACCATACATACAAGCAAGCTCCTTATCAAGAAGTTTCACAAGAAGAGTATGAGGAACTATTGTCCAAAATGCCTAGCAATATTCGTTGGGAAGATCTATCATTCTATGAGACAGAGGATGGAACTTCCACAAATGCTACTTTAGCTTGTAGCTCAGATGGAAATTGTGAGCTTGTAGATATATCAGCATAGTGGTAAAATATAGTATTGGGTAAAACCAAAATTCCTGGGCACCCCGCCCCGAAATGGAGATAATTAAATGGCACACGATAAAGCCGATTTAAATAAAGATGGAAAGGTAACAATGACAGAACAAATTTTAGCAGCACTTGGAACATATGCAAGAGCTTTTCTTTCAGCATCAATTGCTCTATACATGACTGGAAATACAAGTCCAAGAGACCTTTTGATGGGCGGATTTGCAGCAGTTGCACCCGTAATCCTAAAGGCATTAAGCCCAAGCAACCAAGAATTTGGTTTCAAGTCCCCAACTAAGTAATTAGTCGATTAGAAATACTCCTGTGCTAAAATTGGTACAGGAGTATTCCTATTTAGGAGACTATGGCAAATGGCAGTAAAAAAGAATTTCGAAGTAGATCAAAACGCTACATTTAACTTTCAGGTACAGTATACTGAAGATGATGAAGTAACGCCTATTGATCTTACTGGTGCTTCGGCTAAACTACAGGTTCGTGATACTCAGGGTGGAAGCAAATTAGCATTCACACTTACATCACCAGCAGGTGGAATTACAATCAACGGTCCAGATGGAACATTGAATGTAAAGATTACCCCGACACAAACAAACAAACTTTTTTATCCAAAGTCTGCATATGACATTATGGTTATTGACACTAATGGGAATAAAATTAAACTCCTAGAGGGGTTTATGACTCTCAGTAGGTCGGTAACTATATAATGGTCGACAAAGTAATAGTTAAAGAACAAAAAAATAATCTCATAATATCTTCTCCTGGTCCACAAGGACCAAGAGGTAGAACAATCCTTAATGGATCAGGTAACCCATCCAATAATCTTGGGTTGGCTGGAGATTTCTATTACGACGTTGACTTAAATAAATTTATTGGCCCAAAGACAAGTGACTCTTCTTGGGCAGATGCAAAAGTCATCATTTTAACAAACTCAACTCTAACAACTTCTTGGGAGCTTGCCCAAATCCAAGGACCAACAAACGGTATATACTCAGTAGAAATAATACATAATCTAGGATACAATCCAAACGTTACTGTAAAGTCAAGCGCTGGCGACATACTGGAAACAGGAATAGATTACAATAGCTTTAATAAAATAACATTGACAATGGCACAGCCATTTTCAGGGACAGCGCACCTGTCCTAAAAGGGAGATAGCAAATGGCAAAAAAATATTTAGTTAGTATTGATCTTAACAAGAATGAGTTACTCAATGCTAGAATTCAAAACTTAGGGGCAGCCCCTTCAAACCCAGTATCTGGTCAAGTTTACTACAATACTGGCGATAACATTATGTACTTCTGGAACGGAAGCCAGTGGATTTCCACATCAGGTTCCCTAGAAGTAATTCAAGATGCTATTGGTCAATACGTAGAAGGCGGAGTTGGATTAACTCGTTCATACAATGACACAACTGGCGTAACAACCATAGATCTAGATAATACAGCAGTAACTGCTGGAACATACGGGTCTACATCAAAGACAGTAACATTTTCAGTAGATCAGCAAGGTAGATTAACTGCTGCAAGCCAGGCAGATTTAATTGTTCCTTTGAGCACACAGACCACAGGAGATTATGTAGCTACAATTGCTGGAACAGCAAATGAAATTACAGTTTCACCAAATAGTGGTCATGATGCAGCCGTAACAATTGGATTGCCAGACAACGTAGAGATTACTGGCAATTTGCAGGTTGGTGGAAACCTTAATGTTATTGGAACAGTTAACTCTGTAAATACAACACAGATTAACATTGAAGATAATAAGGTAAAGCTTAATAGCAATGCCACTGGATCTGCAACTACAAATGCTGGAATAATGGTAGAACGTGGTTCAGATGCAGATGTTGAAATTTTATGGAATGAAGCAACAGACAAGTGGTCACTAACAAACAATGGAGTAGACTATCACTCAATTGCTAGAAAGTCAGTAACAACACTTGGAACATCACAAACATCATATACAGTAGAGCATAAGCTTGGAACCTTAGAAGTTACAGTACAGGTATTTGATACAGCAACTGGTTCACTTGTAGAAGCAGATATTAAGTTGCATGATGAAAATAATGTTAAAGTTGATTTTGCAGTTGCACCTTCATCTGGAGAGTTTAAAGTAGTAGTAGTAGGTTAATATGTCTAGACAAATGAAAGTTGCGTTAAACTTACTTACAATGGAAGTAGATCCGTCATCTGGAAAAGAAGGTGACGTTTACTTTAATGTAATTAGCAAAAATTTAAGAATTCACAATGGTGATTCATGGATTGAGCTAACACCACCAAGTACAGACCCAACTCCATTTTATAGACATACTCACGCATTTGATGGAGAAGTTCATACAATTGATATTCAAAATCCAATAACTTTCTTGGAGTATAATGAAATTGCATCTCCCGCAGTTATCCTACCAGAAGTTGTTGGAGTAGAAGGCGGAACACCTTCTTTATCAAATGAAAACCCAAGCTGGGACAATCTAACATTATTTGATGGTGGAGAACCAGAAGAAACACCAGAAGACACATTAATTATAGGAGGAGATTCAACAGATTTTGTTGGAGATATCCTTGACGGAGGAGCATCAATCTAATGGCAGTTAGAATATTACTTAGAAGAGATACCGCATCAAACTGGGTATTAAATAATCCAATTCTTCTTTCTGGAGAAATAGGAATAGAGTCAGACACAAACAAGTTTAAAATAGGCAATGGGTCAAGATGGAACTCAATAACATCTTATGCATTTAAGCCAGGAGAAGCAAATGGTATAGCAACGCTTGATTCAAGTGGTAAAATTCCTACATCACAAATGCCAAACCAAACTTCAGTATCTGGAGAAGTTGCTGCTGCCATAGCCGCACTAACTACAACAAGCCTAGCTGAAGGAACAAATAAATACTTTACTGATGCTAGAGCAATTGCAGCAAATGCTTCAATTGTTTCAGGCATATCGACAAATGCCTCAACAGATGCAACAACAAAAGCTAATGCAGCCCAAGCTGCAGCGATAGCTTCTGCCTCAACAGATGCAACAACAAAAGCTAATGCAGCCCAAGCTGCAGCGATATCAGATGCTGAAGGAAAAATTGCAACTGCAAAATCAGAAGCAATAAGCACAGCTTCAAACGATGCAACAACTAAAGTTAATCAAGCCTTGACTGATACAACATCTGCAATTAATACTGCTGTATCAACAGCAATTACACAAGAAGTTGGCAACAGAAATACCGCAATAAGCACAGCTATAGGCAATGAAGTTATAAATAGAAATATTGCAATACAAGCTGAAATTATGGATCTTACAACCTCCGATGTATCAGAGGGAAGCAGACTTTACTTTACAGCACAAAGAGCTAAAGATGCAGTTGCCCCAGATATTACAGCAGCAATAGCAGCAATACCAGTAGGAAGCGGCGGAAGCGTAATAACTTCTACTACCAACCTACCAGAAGGAACAAACCTTTATTTTACAAACCCTAGGGCAATTGCAGCATTAACCCCAACAATTAATTCAAGAGTAGCATCTCTACAAACAGCAGATGATGAATTAAGAACATCTTTAATGGACATGATTGCTGATACAAATACAGATGTTACTAATATAGAAAACTCTTTAGACAATTATGTTTTAGAGTCTTTAAGAAATCAGCCTAACGGTTATGCTGGCCTTAACTCTTCAACAAAATTACTTGAATCAGTAATACCAGATACAATTGCAACAAAAACATATACAGATAATGCAATTGCAGCACTTGTAGGAAATGCCCCAGAAGCATTAAATACAATTGCAGAACTTTCTGCTGCTTTAGGAAATGATGATAGCGCAATTGATGCGCTAACTACATTAATAGGAACAAAACTAGCAACACACACAGCAGCAGCTACATATGAAACAATTGACAATGTTGCTCTTAAGGCACCAATTGCAAATCCTACATTTACAGGAACTGTTTCTGGAATAACAAAATCAATGGTAGGACTTGGAAACGTTAATGATACTAGTGATTTAGACAAACCTATTTCAACAGCAACTCAATCTGCATTAGATTTAAAAGCATCTCAATCTAATCTAGAGTTAAAAGCACCTCTTGCTTCCCCATCATTTTCTGGAACTGTAGACTTTACAAATGCAACAGTAACTGGAATAAATACATTACCAAATCAATTAGACAATAGTGGTAAATTTTTAACAACAAACGGATCATCTGCATCATGGGCAACAATAGACCTTTCTTTATATGCAACATTAATTAGCCCAGTTTTTGCAGGAACAGTTTCATTTGCTAATGCTAATGTTACTTTTGCAGACTCAGCAATACCAAGTTCAGCATTAACTGGATCAATTCCAAATAGTAAAATAGAAAATTCTTATATTGAATTAAATGGTAATACTGTAAACTTGGGAGAATCAATAACATTAGGTGGATATGCAAATCTATCTTCACCAAATGTACAAAACAAAATCGCATACGGAACATCAGAAACACCTTCTATAGTGAGCCCCGTAGCTGGAGATATTTACATACAATACTGATAGGAGATTAAATGCCGCTAAATATTTGGAATGGTTCCTCATGGAATCCCTTCAAAAAAATAAAAATTCATGACGGGATTACCTGGAATGATGCTCAGCGCATTTTTATTTATGACGGTACAGCTTGGAAACCAGTAACAGAAGTTACCCCAATAAACAAAGTATTGCCAACCATATCTTTACAGCCAGACAATTATTTATATGGAGCACAAGAAACCATATCTGTCTCAACTGGAACATGGGAAAATTCTCCAACATCTTATAAATACCAATGGCAAAAAGCCCCACATTCTTTCTCTACATTAAATTGGTCTGATATTCCTGGTAAGACAGAAAATTCATTATTTTTAAATGAAGATGAGTGGGTTTCAAATAGAACCCTTAAATATGTTGGCTATGTAGTAAGATGTAAAGTTACTGCAACTAATCAATATGGAGATAATAGAGAGCCAGTATATACATTACCAACGCCTCTTATTGCCACACAAAAATTAACCAACCTAACTGTAACAGTTGTAGAAAATGGTGTTGTAAAGATTGATTGGGTAAAGCCAATTGGCGCAAATGATTTCTATTTACAATATCAAGGACCAGAAGTTCAATTTACAGAAGTAAATCGTCTTGGAGATGTAAACACATATACTTTTGATACTGGTAATGCTGATGGTACTATTGGCCTGTTAATTAGTCCTTTAAACACTTCCAATGTGAGTGGAATGACAGTAACGGGCTATGGTAAAAATGGATCCGTTAATGACCTAAAGCCAAATAAGCCATCAGTAATAACTACAATGACTGGTGCAAACATGTCTGGCGCAACATTAAACTGGTCATTAAATTTAATACAGCCAACATCTTGGATTATATATAATAATGGGGTTTCATACGCAGGCAGCTTTATGAATGGAGGACCTAACGTAACCTCATATACTATTCAAGAGTTTGGAGTAGGAGGCGCATCCTTTGGCTCATTTACAATAACAATAAATGGAACTGCGCCAAGATTTGATGAGACATCTTGGAGCTCTTCTCCTGGACTTGCAATTAATTACCCAGCGGTACCAAAACCAGTAAATACAGTAGCACCAACAGTGTCTACATCTAATGGAAGAGTATTTTCTGCAACATCAGGAACATGGACAAACACTTCATCAATATATTCATATATCTATGAATGGTTTGCAAATGGATCACCAATAGACGATGTATTCATATACGAATCAGATACAATTAATCTTTATGACACTACAGCATATGACAACAAAGCGATATCATGTACTGTACAACTTTTGCTAACCGATTTAACCTTAACAACACCAGTGGCAAGCAGCAATTCAGCTCAATCAGTTGTTAAACCACCAACAGTTATTGCGCCAACATGGGCTGGTGGCTCACCAGTTATATCTGGATCAAATAGAGACTGGTCAGTATCAAGTGTTGGAACTTGGAATAATAATCCAACATCTTACTCTTATCAATGGCAGTACAATGACCAGGGATCAGTTTGGATAAATATAGGAACTGGCTCTTCAATAACAACGCCATCATACCTAGATGGATTTGCAATTAAATGTATAGTTACTGCAAGCAATAGCGCAGGATCAGCAACAGCAACATCAAATTCTAGAGTCCCATCAGCCCCAGCCCCAGTAGGATCATGGGGTCCATGTACACAATACAATAACGGAACTGACTATGGATATGACTGTTCTGGAATAACAAAAATGCCTTGGTCTAGACCAATTTATGGATATAGAGAAAGATATTATTTAGACGGAGTTGCCACAGATACTTATAGAGATTGTGCTGGATCACCAACATATGGAGATAAGGTATATCAATCAACAGCTTATTGGACCTGGGCATCAGTAGATTGCGGATATGTAGAGCCAATTGCAGTTGAATATTATCGGGGAACGTCTATATGTGATGTTCAAACTGGTGAATATGTTTCAGCTCCAGCTGTATCTGGTCCATTTACTGCATCATCGATACCATCAGATTCATTTACTTCAGGAAGTAGAACTTCAAGCTACACAGTATATAGGTCTACATCAGCAGAAGCTTTGTCTGCCGCCGCAAATGCAGCATGCGCCGTGTTTTCACCACCATACTTCCCACCATTCTTCCCGCCATTCTTCCCACCACACTTCCCACCATTCTTCCCACCACACTTCCCACCATTCTTCCCACCGTACTTTGGAGGATTCCCAGGATTCGAAGAAAGCCCACCACACTTCCCACCATTCTTCCCACCACACTTCCCACCATTCTTCCCACCGTACTTTGCACCACCTCGATTTGGATTTAGATACTAATGGAAAAAAAAGCAATGCCATGGGATATATTAAATCCTAAAACAGAGTATGTATCTAAAGAAGAATCTAGTTTAAGAATGAGCATATGTAGAAATTGCACAAGGTTTATAAGTCTTACAACACAATGTAAAGAATGCGGCTGTGTTATGAAAGTTAAGTCGACTATAAAATATGCAGAATGCCCATTAAAAAAATGGTGATTATAAAAAAAGGTAAGATATAATTAGATAAGGTTACACCGCATGGAGGCAACATGGCAACAGATTTTCCAACAACATTAGACAACCTAGATAATCCGTCAGCAACAGATTCTTTATCTGGTCACGCAGCGCTGCACACAGACATCAATGATGCTCTAGAAGCAATACAGACAAAGGTTGGTATAGATGGATCTACAGATCCAGATTCATTAGACTACAAAGTCTCAGAGCTTTCTACTGCTGTTACAACACTTCAAAATACTACAGACACTGGAGATATTCTTTTCGGTCTTGAAGGTAATAATGATCTTGTTATAAACGGCATAGAAAACAAAACAACAATTGATACTTTTTCAAAAGCAGTATACAGAACAGTAAAATATGAACTTCAGATTACAAGAGGTAATGAATACGTTTCTTCATCTCTAGTGATTTTGAATGATGGTACAAACATAAACGTAGCAGAATCAAACATTATTTCTAATACAAATAATACGCTTGCTTCTGTTACTTTTGAAGAAAATTCAGGTATAATTGGTTTATGCGTAACTCCTGTAGCCGCTAGCGTAACTGCTAGATATTACAGAACTGCGCTTAAAGCTTAACAAGGGGGTTGCAAATGGCAACAGTAAATAAAAACTTTAGAATTAAACAAGGCTTAATTGTAGAAGGTACAACGGGTACAATTAATGGCCAAAACATACTTACAGAAACAGGTGCAGATAATTATATTCTGAATCTTGTTGGTGGAGCAACTCTTGTAAAGTCCGTAGAGGCTACACAACTTGAAGTAAATGGAGCAGGAAAACTCTCCGTAAAATCTGGCGTATTTGATCCAGCAGGTTCAGCAGCAGCAGCACAGTCTGCAGCAGAAGCAACCGCAGCATCTGACGCAACATCAAAGGCTAACGCCGCTCAAGCAGCAGCAATTACTGCAGCAGCAACAGATGCTACAACAAAGGTAGCAGCAGAAGCAGCACTTAGAGTATCAGGCGACGCAGCTTCAGTTTCAACCGCAGCAGCAGACGCTACTTCAAAGGCTAACGCAGCTCAAGCAGCAGCAGAAGCAACTGCAGCAGCAGACGCTACTACTAAGGCTAACGCAGCGAAGTCAGGCGCAGAAGCAACTGCAGCAGCAGACGCTACTACTAAGGC